TCTATGATACCTGCTTGAAGTAATTGCAGCCCTGTAACTATCTTCTGTGGTTCATCATAACCAGCCATAGCACCATACACTCTGCGTGTCTTATAATTAAAACCTATATCTTTCTCTGGATCATATTTTTCTGAAAAGAATTTATTATTTGCATATCCTGATAACTGTTTTGGTTTACCACCATACATAATGCTATCCCACTCAAGTCTTTTAGCATCTGTTTGTTCTATAGCATCAGCCATAATGGTATGATATTCTCTAATCATTAATGACATAGATGCACCGAGTTCTTCTAAACCTCTACCTGTAGCAAAGCTAAGTGGAGATTGTGAGTCATCAGTAACTGGATATGCTCCACCAACTCTTAGTTGTCTTTCAACTCTATCTATCTGTTGGAAAATCTGATAAGGAACATTTGATGCAGGTTTGGAAACCTGTGTACCAGGAGCTAAATAGTTTACAGCAAATCTACCTTTTCTATATTGTCCTGATTCAAGTTCACCTGAAATGTTTGTTTCAGTAAATACTGCATCTTCCATAGCAATAATGCTCATAACATTAATCTTTGCCATAGCTGCCATTAATCCAATTATTTGGTCGTACTGTCCTTGTAGCTGATCAAAAGAAAATTTCTTTGCTACAACGAAAGCAGGACCACTAGATAATGGATTAGGAATAAAATCAAATATCTGTCCAGATGACATATGGAATACATAAGTTCCTTCTTCATTATAAAACTCTGATATTAAATCACCTTGTCCGTTTGAGTTAGCCCAAGAACCTGAATAAGAATCTGTATAAGGTGAAGCTGAACCACTACCAATAGATAATCCAGTACCCATATCTTTGTCATAAATCTGTTCTTTAAACTCTGGATAAACTTGAGCAAGTGCATACTTTGGAACTCTACGAACTATAGACATTTCCTTTGGTTGTTGGTCTGCACCAAAATAACCAGGGAAACAGTTGTATGGATCTCTTAACTCTGCACAAGGATAAGGAACTCCATTAGAATCTTTCTTTTCTCTAATAACCCAAACAGCAAAGCCATAACCAGGTAGCCATCTACCAACTTGTGGCATTTGTATATCTAGTCTTTGGTTCTCATCATAAGCAGATATAATCCTTGACATCTTCTCTGCTTTTTGTTTTGACCTTTCAGAATCTCTATCGTTTGGAATATCAATCTTTAAATTTGGAATACGACCTATTTTCTGTGCTAGGTGTTCTAATCCTGTGGACATTAAGTTAGGAACTGGTACTTGCCAATCTTGAAAACCTTTGATCTGGTCGCCTAGTAAAGCTAGGATTCCTGAAGGACCACCATTCATTATGGAACGAATACGACCTCTTGTTGCATAGGCATCTTGGTTATCGTAATGTAACTGCGTTATCTTATCTTGTAATTCACTTGCGTTCATATTAATTCCAAGGAGCTTCGTTTATCTCGCTCAAATCCCATTCTCCAAAGCTAGGTTTATAATCTAACCCTACTTCAGCTAGTCTTTCTTTTTGTAATCTTCTTATGACACGCATTGGAAACCAACTTGCCATAACAACATCACTCTTATTATTTCTTCCAGTTTGCCTACTAGCACCTGTTGAGAAATAAATTAATTGCCTACGATATATATTACTCTTAGTTTCGCTTTCTGCACTACCATAAGGCAAACTAATTAATTGTTCCTTGAACAATTCTCTCATACTTCCAACACCAAAGATAGGATCAAATTTGTTTTTCTGTGTCTGGTGTCCTTCTAAATAAATACCCATTCTCGCACAATACTCTTTCAAATCTTTGTCTTGTCTAATTGCTCTTTGAAATCCGTTCTCCTCAATTACCCAATGAGCTAATGTATATTTCTCATACCATTTCTTAATAGTTTCTTTTGCTTGTATTACTCCACCACCTTCTTGATTTTCTATATCTACCATATACATTTTTCCTGTTTCAGTATTTACAGCCCACAAGAAACAAGCCTGATAACCAGTAGAAGCTGGATCAAGCCCTGCAATAAGTTGTGTGTTAGCTGGTATGTGTCCAATACTTCTGTTTACATCTCTACATAAATCTATTTCCTCTACATCAAACATTGTAATTCCATCAACAAAGGCTTTATTCAAATACACCATTTCAAAGATAGCTTTACCACCTGTTGTTTCAGCTGCGTGTAACCTAGAGCGTAACCATTTGTAAGTTCTCTTATTTGCCCATAACATACAATCTTCGTGTAACTCTATATCGTTTTCTGGCAAGACACATTCTGTGCTATGTGCTTCTTCTACGATTGTGTCCATCTCTGGGTTTTCTAAAAGAAAGTTATATAAATCTTCAGGGTGCTGTCTTGAGCCAATAACAACAATAGCTGTATGTTCCTCTTTTCTTGAAGAAAGAGTTGTTGTCCACCATTGTCTTGTCTGTTCTCTTGCACTTGGTTGAATAGTTGTTCCGTGGTCCTCAATGTCATCAGCAATAATCAAATCGCAATCTCTTGAAAGAATCTTTCCACCTTTACCTACAGCAACCATTGTTGGAGATTTAATACCAGTTACAGTTCTTGTACCTACAGTAAAATGACCTGATGTCCAAGACTTACCAGATCTATTCTTTGGTTTAAAGGTTTGACCAGGAATACAGAAATCCTCTATTAATTTATCATTATGTTCTAAGTGATCCACTACAGCTCCAACTGCGTTCTTAGCTATCTCCTCATTACCACCTACCCACATAATCCTTACATTAGGATTTTTACAAATCTGCCAAACAGCGAAGTGAGTTAGTAAGTCGGTTTTGCCGTGTCGTGGTGGTGAGAGAATCATTTGTTCCCCACCTTCATCTATAGCTTTTAAAATTGTATTAATCCATTTTTGATGAAAGTCTGCTGTTTCGTATTTCTCTCCTGTTTCAGTTCTAAAGTATCTATCTCTAAAATCTTGAAAACTTCTTAATGCTTTAAGAGCTTCTTTTGGAGTTTCCCAATCCTCTGCTTTTTTAATATTCTCTCTATCAACTAGATATGCTTCGTGCATCTTAGTTATGATTGGTTTGCTTACTCCTAGTAGATCAGCTACCTCTTGTTTCTGGATTAGTTTTTGTTCAACACTCTCTGCAAAGTCTTTAATATATTCTTCGTAATGTTCTCCACGACTTATAGTCATCTGTGTTGTAAACTCATCAGCTTTCTTTTTCTTTGAGCTTTTGTATTGAGCTTTCCTAGAACACTTCGTAGTGCAATACTTTTTATTATTATGATGAGCTGTAAATTTCTTTTCGCAACCTGGGTTGGCACATACTTTTCTCTCTGCCATTATCTTTTCTTCTTTGCGTAGTAAGCTCTCATCTGTGCAGTAGTATATATTTTTCCTCTAGGGGATCTATATTTATTTTTTCCAACTTTCTTGAAAGGCATTACTTCCTTCTTCTAGGTTTGTTTCTCTTCATACCCTTTTTGTACGAATACTTCTTACCTGGCATTTCTCCTCCTATAATTAATTCCAATGAGCGAATACATAAAAGGAAAAACTTATCCTAATAGCAAACCCTCTACTTCCTATAGTAGTGGAAGAACCTGTGTTCAAAAAGATTGCTCCACAATTATTTCTAAGTATAACAAATTCAGATATTGTAATAATCATAAACCAAAATCATTTCCCAGGATTAAAGGAAGGTCTGTTCCGAAAGATTTGCAAGATCCTTTGCCGTAGGCAAAAAAATTATTTTTTGTAGGGAGGTACTTTTGCTCTTGCGAGTTCCAGTACCTTTGGTTTAAACACCCTACACACCTATTTTACACGCCCTAGACTAGCTAGGGTTTTTTTTATGTATATCAAACAGGGTTGTTCTTTTACTTTAGTAATTTGTATATTAGTAAAACTATGATAGTATGACAACAACAAACAGGATATTTTTCTAGCTCTTAGGAAAAAAATATCTCATTAAGAATATCAATAAAGTGGACTAGCTGGACCATCATAACTAGGGTTAGAGCCTATTACTTCATAATATAAAATAAGTCATAAACAGATTTGTTATCGGTTGGGAGGGATGACACAGGGTGAGAAGTATTCACTGTGATTCTTTCTTATATTTCTTTTTTCTTTTCTATTAGAATGGATCTTATTGAAGAAATGTAAAGAGTGTGAGAACACTTTAAAACAAGTAAAAGATACTAATCAGTATTACTGTGATAGTAGTAGCACTAGATGTAGTATGTCCTTAAAAGTACACTATATATAGTATATATTTAGTTGATATTTTGATCCTAGTTTCCTTAGATTGAGTAAGGTGTTTCGCTACGCTCAGGGGGGTGTTCAGCTTTAAATATGCACTTCTTTCAATGTCGTATAAGGTATATTATGTTGCGTTAGTTAAATTTTTAAGCCTAAGATCATTAGTGTTTTTAGAAATATCCCAGAAATAAAGCAGTATGAAAAGATATACCAGGTAAATTTAATCAAACGGGATGGGATGCTTTAAATGTTT